CGAGCGCGAAGACCGTCCGTCGCCCTTCGTCATGCAGAAGGCCGCGGAGTTCGGCGACGACTACGAGGTCGTGACCGAGGCTCATCCCGTCCTGACGCTGCTCGACCAGCCGAACGCGTACACGAACGGCTACGAGGGTGCGATGCTTCGCGTGCTCTTCCAAGAGCTGACGGGCAACGCGTACCTCCATCCGGTCATTGACGCGCAGACGGGCGTCCCCGTCGAGCTCTGGTCGATGCCATCGCAGTATGTCGAGATCGTCCCCGGAAAGACGCAGTTCATCGACGCGTACCTCTACGGCGCTTCTCGCGATCAGCGCCGGATCTTTGCGGCTGACGAGGTGATCCACTTCAAGCGCCCGAATCCCGGCGACCTGTACTACGGCCTCGGCAAGCTCGAGGCTGCATGGGGCGCAGCGACGATGAACGCCGCCGTGAAGGACATGGATCTGTCCTTCTTCCAGAACAAGGCGCGGCCCGACTACCTGCTGACGATCAAGAGCAACGCGTCGCAAGAGGAGATCGAGCGGCTCGAGGTGCAGATCGACGAGAAGCTTCGCGGCAGGGAGCGGACTGGACGCTTCCTGACCGCGACGGCCGACATCGACCTGAAGCCTATGAACTTCCCGCCGAAGGATCTTGGCGGACGCGAGGACATCGTCGAGGAGATCGCGGCCGTGTTCGGCGTGCCGGTCTCGATGCTGAAGGCAAACGACCCGAACCTTGCGAGCGCGACGGTCGGCTTCCAGTCGTGGAAGGCGATCTCCGTGCTCCCTCTGCTTCGCCTGGACGAGCAGACGCTCAACTCGCAGCTCCTCCCGCTCTTCGGCATCGAGGACGACGCGTTCCTCGCATACGACTCGCCCGTCGTCGAGGACGAGAAGTTCGAGTTCGAGAAGCGTCGCTCGTCGGTCGCGGCCGGAATCATCACGGCGAACGAGGCGCGCAAGCTCGAAGGCCTCGAGCCTGTCGCCGACGAGATGGCCGATCGCCTGCTCATCAACGGACAGCCGCTCGGCGGCCCGGCTCCTGCCGCGCCGGCGCTTCCGTTTGGCGCTAGTATCCAGACGGATACACCTGACCCCGCTCCGCAGCCCGAGCGCAAGGACGCGCTCGGTGACTGCGTTTCCGAGAAGATCCCGACGCTCATCGCCGAGGGATACGAGCAGGATCAGGCCGTCGCGATCGCCTACTCGATGTGCCAAGACGGCAAGACGCTTGAGGACATCCTCGACGAGCGCGGCTCGGAGATGCGATCCAAGGCGCTGTCCGACATCGACACGAAGCCTCCGCAGACGGTCGCCGACAACGCGCGACGAGCGCTCGAGGTTCGCGCGCGGAAGCCGGAGTCTCAGCGCGGGATGACCGCGGTCGGCATCGCTCGGGCGCGCGACCTTGCGAACCGCGTCGAGCTCTCGGAGGACACGATCCGCCGGATGCTCGCCTACTTCGAGCGTCACGAGGTCGACAAGCAGGGCGAGACATGGGACGACCAGGGCAAGGGCTGGCAGGCTTGGAACGGCTGGGGCGGAGACGACGGCTTTGCGTGGGCGCGTCGGAAGGTCGAGCAGTTCGACCGCGAGCGCGAGCGCAAGGCCGCAGGCAAGTCGTGCGGATGCTGCGGCGACAAGCCGTCGCGCGTCTCTACGAAGCGCCTCTGGTCTGATCTGGTCACGAAGGCAAGCGAGCGCGACGCCGAGCGCGAGTTCGACAAGATCACCGAGCAGGAGCAGGAAATCGGCAGGGCCGTCTCGAAGGTACTCGAGAAGCAGGTCGCCGAGGTTATCGCCGCGATCCGCAAGGAAGGCCGGCCGACGCGCGCGACCGTGCAGAAGGTCGAGAAGATCCTCCGCGAGAGCCGCTGGAACGCGGAGCTCATCAACGCGCTGCGGCCGTACCTCGCGGACGCTATCACGCAGGGCGTCTCGCTCGGCCTTGACACGGTCGGAAAGATGGTCGCCTCTTCTGGAGCATCTGGAGACCCATCGGATCCACGACTTCCGAACCTCGAGGTGACATTCCAGCCGGCGCGCGACGACCTCCGCGCCTACGCGCAGTCCGAGTCCGTGCGCCTCGCTCGCACGGCCGCGGCCGGAGTAAACCGCTACACCTCCGTCCGCGTCGGCGAGATCCTCGGCGACGGCATCGCGGACGGCGAGACCATCGACCAGCTCGCGAGCCGCGTTCAGGACTGGGCAGGCGAGAAGGGCGACGCAGACCGCGCGACACGCAACCGCGCCGTCACTATCGCTCGCACCGAGGCGCAGCGCGCGACGCGCAAGGCAGAGCTTGAGGCGTGGAAGTCGACGGGCATCGTCGAAGGCAAGACTTGGCTCCTCGCGCCGGATCCGTGCGAGTTCTGCGAGGCCGCGGCGAAGGCATTCGAGTCGAAGGCCGTCGGCCTCGAAGACTCGTTCTACCAGAAGGGCGAGACGCTCGAAGGTGCGGACGGCGGCGCGCTCGTCCTCGACTACGAGGCGATCGACGCTCCCCCGCTGCACCCGAACTGCCGATGCTCGATGGAGCCGAAGCTTGCCGGCGAGTACGGCGCGATCCAAGACGAGATCAACGCCGAGGTGGACGAATACTTCGAGCAGCTCAAAAGGGAGCAGCAGGCATGAATAGCATGATCGTGAAGGCGCTCGCGGCCGAGGTCTCGGCGACGGCAAAGGGATTTACCGCGACGATCACCGCGGAGACCCTCGACCGCGACGGCGAGGTTCTGATCCCGCAGGGAATGAACTCCCGCGAGTTCGACCAGAATCCCGTGCTCTTCTGGAATCACGACTACGCGAAGCCGGTCGGCAAGTGCGTTGGCCTCAAGCGCGGCGAGCGCGCGATCGTCGGCGAGTTCACCTTCGCGAAGAAGCCAGACGGCTATGTCGGCGAGTTCTTCCCCGAGGTGGCCGCGGCGCTCGTCGGTCAGGGCATCGTCAACGCGGTCTCGGTCGGCTATGTGCCGGAGTCGGGCGGCGTGCGTCGCGCGACGGACATCGACCGCAAGAAGTACGGCGACGAGGTGCAGACGATCTTCTCGCGCTGGAAGCTGCTTGAGGTCTCGCTCGCTCCGCTCCAGGCGAACCCGGACGCACTCATCACGGCCGTGAAGAAGGGTCTCGTCTCGCCAGTCGCCGCGAAGCAGTTCTTCGGCGTCGAGGCTCCGAAGCGCACGGTCGTGACCATCGAGCTCCCGGCCGCGCGCTCAACCGTCGCGAAGCCTGCGCCGATCAGCGTTGCGGAGATCGCTCGTCGCGAGATCGCTCGCGCGCGCGGCTCTATCTACCTCTGATCCTGCGACGCGGCCTACGGCGAGTGCCTGCAAGCGCGTCTTGATGGTGCAAGAGGCGGATCCCAACGGAGGATCTGCTCATGCAGACCATGAATCTCGACAAGTTCCGCGAGGCGCTCACCCTCGCGGCGCGCGTCAAGGGCGAGCCGGGCGTCGTTGCCCAGAAGAAGCTCATCCTCGACCGCTACATGATCGTGGACGCCGACGGCGTCGCGGTCGATCCCGAAACCCTCGATGTCACCATCGCTCCGGCCGCGCTCGCGGTCGAAGAGGACGCCGCCAAGCCGGCGGAGGAAGACCCCATGACCAACGAAGAGATCACCAAGAGCGTCCGCGCGGTCGTCGCCGCGGAGCTGAAGGCGTCGCCGCGCGCGAACGCCGTCGTCGCCGAGCCGAAGGCGTGGGAAAACGCCAAGGTCTACGGCAAGCTCAAGAACCTGACCAACAAGGAGCAGGCCTTCCGCTTTGGCACCTGGTGCCTTGGCGCGATGGGTCACAAGAAGTCGGCTGACTGGTGCGCGGCCAACGGCCTCGCGCTCCGCACGAAGGGCCACACCGAGGGCGTCAACAGCGCCGGCGGCTTCCTTGTGCCGGACGAGTTCGAGAACGAGCTCATCACCCTTCGCGAGCAGTACGGCGTCTTCCGCCGCAACGCGCGCATCTGGCCGATGTCGAGCGACACGCTCCGCATCCCGAAGCGCTCGTCGACCCTGACCGCGTACTTCGTCGGCGAGGCCGCTGCCGGCACCGAGTCGCAGCAGGTCTTCGACAGCGTGCAGCTGGTCGCGAAGAAGCTGATGGCTCTCACCACGGTCTCGAGCGAGCTGCTCGAGGACGCGGTCGTGAACATCGGCGACGACATCGCCGGCGAGATCGCGTACGCGTTCGCGCTCAAGGAGGACGGCTGCGGCTTCCTCGGCGACGGCACCTCGACCTACGGTGGCATCGTCGGCCTTGAGAACGCGCTCACGAACGCGACCTACCAGATCAGCGACGGAGCTGCGACCGCTCCGAGCGGCGTCCTTCTCGCCGAGATCAACGCCGCCTTCGGCAAGCTCCCGGCGTGGGCTTACCAGCGCAACGGTGTGAAGATTTACTGCCACAAGTCGGTCTACCACACTGTCTTCGAGAAGCTCGCAATGGCGGCTGGCGGCGTGACCGCTGCCGAGATCGCGGCCGGAATGCAGCCGCGCTTCTTCGGCTACCCGGTCGAGTTCGCTCAGGTGATGAATACCTCGGCCAGCCTCGCCACCGCCGGTTCAGGCACTTTCGCGTTCATCGGCGACCTCTCGCAGGGTTGCTACCTCGGCGACCGTCGCTCGACCGCGGTCGCGTTCTCCGACTCGGCGCTCAACGCGTTCGAGCAGGACGAGCGCGTCGTCCGCGGAACCGAGCGGTTCGACATCGTCTGCGCCAATGTCGGCTCGTCCACCGAGTCGGGCGCGGTCATCAAGCTCACCCTCTGATCGGAAGGACTTCCACACATGGTTCCCAGCAACAGCAAGACGGTCGTCCTCGCGGTCAACGCCGGCACGGCTACCGTCTCGACTCTCACGGCGACGGTCGACACGAAGGGCTTCTCCTTCGCGAAGATCCTCTGCCTCTCCTCCTCGACGGGCACGGTCTCGACCGGCACGAACAACAAGATCGAAGACGCGGACGCCTCGACCGGCACCTTCGCGACCTTCGCTGGTTTCGTGCAGGGCACCGACTGGACCGGCTCGACCTCGACCAACAGCACGCAGAACGCGAAGGTCCTCTGGAACATCCCGCTCCAGGGCCGCAAGCGCTACCTGAAGGTCACCTTCACGCACGCGACCGGCGGCGGCGGCACGATCGTCGCCGAGCTCGAGCGTCCCTCGAACGGCATCTCGGCTTCGACCGAGGCGTTCGAGTCGACCGATGTCGGAAACATCATCGGCCTCTGATCCCTCTCTCTCACGGGCTGCGCGCCGAAAGGCGCGCGGCCTGTTTCCATGAAGTCATCCAACGATCTGCGCCCTACGGGCATCGTCGTCGCGGAAAGCCTCACCTCGAGTCAGACCGCGTCGTTCCAGTTCGACACGCTCGGCTTCAATGCCGCGTCTGTCGTCGTTTCCTCGCGCAGCGTCTCGGAGTCGGTCTTCGGATCCGAGGTCGTCGGATCGTGGATCTCCGACGCGATCAACGGAACGGACTCCATCGACTTCCTGTTCATCGGAGACAGCAATGTCTTCTATCAGGTGAGCGGATCGAGATGCTACGGCTACTTTGCAGGCTTCCACTACGCGATGCTCCAGCAGGGAGCGACGATGTACGGGACTGCGGTGACTCCGCTCTATCGCGGCGACAGCTCAAACGCGACGGTCGGATACCTTGGCAACGGAGCGAATGTCGTCGAGGACGACGCGAACTTCATCAACGCGACCGTCAAGCGCGGATCGACGCGCGGCCCCGAGGAGCTCTCCAAGTACATCTCTGGTGGCCCGTACTCTTGGAATCCCGAGAGCACCGGAAGCGCCGACTTCCTGAGCATCCGAAACACGACCACCTACGGCGGCTCGACGCAGGCCTACCAGGGCGCGACCGGAATCTATCTTGACTCCGCGCAGACTGCCTTCAACACGCAGAGCGCGACTCGCTATCGCCTCGTCCGCGGCAAGGTGCCTGCGAGCCGCATCGGCTCGTATCAGGGATATGTGTACAAGGCCGGCGGAAATGTCGCCGGTTCTCGCGTCGTGACGACTTCGGCAGGTACGGAGACACTGATCCGGGAAGGATCGTACGAGTGGGTCGCAGACGAGATGAACATCGCGGCCGCGACCTCGACTGCGGCCTACAGCGTCCACTACGCGCAGCAGTCTGTCGGCGACAATCTCGGCGTGCAGGGCGAGGTAAATCTCGCCTACCAGTCGGTCTATCGTCCGTCGACCAAGGGCTTCGCGGTCTCCGCGATGCACGCGCGAGGCGGAGCGAAGATGTCGGACATGGTGAACTCGCTGCTCGGCGCAACGGACGACGGGATTAAGCTGATCCTCGCCGAGATCCGGAAGCGTCAGGTTCGCGCCGGCGGCACGGGTCGCGTCTGCATGGTCGTGGAGGGAGGCTCCAACGCAGACACCGGAGTCCCGCAGTCGTGGGCGACGAACCTCGAGAAGCTGCTCGACAAGGTCTCGCGCGCATGGAGCCAGCTCGGTTTCCCGTCCGCTGACCTTGCGTTCCTCGCGTTCGTCTCGCAGCAGCGCGACTCGAACGACACGACCAACCTGAACCTTCGCCCGCTCGCGCGCAGCTGGTCTCTCGGCGACGGCCGCCGGGACAACCTGACCGTCGTCGAGACGAAGTCGATGTTCTTCTACAACGACCTTGCGGCTTACGCAACCGGCGGCGATACGCTGCATCTGACCGCAGACGGCTACAACTTTGTCTCGGAAGCGATCATTTCTGCTCTGGTCGGTTCAGAGACTTCGACCGCGGCATTCTCGACCTTCCGCGCCTACGAGTCGGACGACCGCGCAAACTGGTCGGAGATGACGAACTTCTCGTCGATGACTGCTGGCGCGCAGGCGTTCGGAAACCAGCGGTATCCTCGCGCAGTGCTTTCGACCGACCGAGTCGGCCGCAAGCGCTTCCTTCGCGTCGATGTCACGCCAGGAGGAACAGCAGACATCGCGGCCTTCGCGGTGATGAGCCAGCCCAGCAACCAGGTCACGACAGCGGCCGATGTGAAGGCTACGCTGCTCGTGCAGGGATAAAGGAGAGAGAACATGAGGGAGAGAATCCTGACCGCGCAGGACGCGCGGCTTGAGGGCGTCGAGGCCGGAAGCCTCGACCGGATCGTCGCGGACATCGTGCTCGACCAGTTTCCGTCAGACGAGAGCGTGACGCTGCTGCGGCGATGGAACGACGCGCTTTCCGGCGGCGGCACGCTTGAGCTCGCGGTAACCGACTTCGACAAGGTCTGCGACGACTACAAGGCCGGCACCGCAGATCCCGAGCGCACGCTTACGCGCGGAGGACTTGCGAAGTCGATCTACAACCGCGACAAGGTCTTGAACCTGCTGAACATCAGCGGCTTCGAGATCGACGGCGGCTCGGCCGGACTCGACTGGAAGCGCGACCCGCACACGATCGCCGTCCGTGCGACGAAGCGGCTCCGCAAGATGCCGAGCATCCCGATGAAGGACATCCATGCGATGATGTCGCTCCCGCGCGTCTCGTGGACGGAGACGATGGGGAATGTCTATCAGGCCGTCGCCGGCCTCGAGATCCCGTTCACGAAGTCGACGGGCGTCTTCTGGTCGCAGTCGCTCCAGCGGATGATGCAAGGCATCCTCGACAAGCCGGAATGCCCGAAGTACATCCTGACGATCGACTTCGACTCCATCTTCGACCAGCGCGACATCGTCCGGCTCTGGCAGATCATGGAGGACAACCCGGACATCTTCGCGCTCTGTCCGCTTCAGATCGGGCGCGACCGCGACGCGGTGCTGATGACCGTCCTCGACGAGAACCGGAAGCCGATGCGCGAGGCTCCGGTTGAGTGGTTCCGGCGCGAGGCGCTCGACATCGGGCACGGACACTTCGGCCTGACGCTCATCAGGACAGAGATGCTCCGCAAGATGTCGCTCCCGTGGTTCGTCGGCCAGCCGAACGCGAACGGCGAGTGGGGCGAGGGTCGCATCGACGACGATATCTATTTCTGGAAGAAGGCTGCGGCGCAAGGCCTGCGGATCTGCGCCTCTCCGAAGGTGCGAATCGGTCACCTCCAGCTCGTCATATCCTGGCCGGACGACGCGCTTCGCACGGTTCACCAGTATGTCGGGAAGTTCTACGACGAGGGGAGACCTCAGGAATGCATGACCTACTGATCGTGCTCCGGAACTGCTCGGTCTACCAGCCTGGCGTCGGCCGGCGCGATCTGCGGCCCGGAACGGTCGTGAACCTCGACCCGGTGCTCGCCGATCGCATGGTCGCGAAGGGCTACATGGAGCGCGTCGTCTCGGCCGCCCCTCTGTTCGCGCAAGCGACGGACGCGCCTCAGAAGCCGATGAGGAAGCGCAAGGAGCCGCGCACCGATGGCAGTTGACACCTACGCGCTGACCAGCCTCGCGAACCTGAAGAGCTATCTCGGGATAAGCTCGTCGACCGACGACACGATCCTCGAGAAGTCGATCGACCGCGCGTCGGATGTTGTCGAGAGCTACCTTGGTCGCAAGGTTCTGAGCCGCGCGTTTGTCGAGTGGCGCGATACCTTCGGCAAGGATCGGATCGCGCTGCGTCAGTATCCGGTCACGGGCGTGCGGTTCGTCGGCGTCGGCTACAACGCGGCGATCACGGTCGGCGCGAGCTCTCCGCTCGATCCGGCGGTCTCGATCACGGTCGGCGACTCGTCGGTCATCCTCTACCGCCAGGTCTCCGCAGGCACCGACACGACGACGACGCTGACCTTCGCGACCTATCCGACGACGGCGCTCATGGCCGCGGCGATCGCCGCGACCGCAGGCTTCACGGCCTCGGTCGTGCTCGACCTGCCAAGCCGCTACATGAGGCGATTCGCCGGACGCACGCTCCGCAACGCGACCGTGAACCTCGAGGCTCCGGATCAGGCGGTCGAGGACTACCTTGCGGACTTCGACCGCGGAGTCGTCTATGGGCGTCAGCTGACGGGATACCGCGCGGTGCTCATCGACTACACGGCCGGCTACGCGACCGTCCCTGACGACATCGAGCAGGCCTGCCTGATGGTTGCTGCTTCGATCTACCAGGGCCGCAAGCGCGATCCCAACCTGAACAGCGAGTCGCTCGGCGGCTACTCGTACAGCCTGCGCGCTCCCGGTCAGGCGACGGAGGAGGCTCGCACGATGCTCGAGGGATACAAGGCGATCCGATGAGCATCGAGTCGATCATCCGCGAGTTCGGAGTCTCTCTCCACATCTGGAGGCCGACGATCGGCCGGGCTACAGATGGAGAGATCACCCGCACCTATGCGCTTGCATCGAGCGCGACGGGCTTTATCCAGCCGTCGTCGCAGGGTCAAGATGTGTTCGAGGGACGCATGAACTCTCGCACCGCTGGCACGATCTACTTCGCTGGCGATGTGGATGTCCGCATCGACGACGAGATCCGCGACCAGAGCGCGATCCCGACCGCAGCGACGCGCGTCTGGCGCGTGAGTGGCGCGGTCAATCCCGCAGACATTGCCGCACCTCTGCGGCTCTCCATGACGGCCGTGGAGGTCGTCGAGGTCGAGCCGGACATCCCGTACTCCCCGCCGTGACCTACATCCCGAATCCAGATATGCGGCGTCGGTTCAACGCAGCGGTGCGGGAGGGTCTCGTCGCTACGCAGATTTCGCTTTCGACGACCATCGTCCGCAACCTGAGCAAGCCGGGCACGGGACGCCTGTACCGCGTCAACAAGGGCCGCGGCAAGCGAGCGCGCAACCTTCGCGAGTCCGGATTCCATCGCGCCAGCGCGCCGGGATTCCCGCCGGCGGTCAACACGAACCGACTGCGCGGATCTTGGACGATCGCGATCAAGCAGGGCAAGGAGCTTCTTCCCGGCTACAACCTTCGCGTGATCCGCGGCAAGGGAATGCTCGGCTTCGAGCTTGGCTCAAATGTCCCGTACGCGCCGATGCTTGAGTTCGGCACGCGCCGGATGAAGGCTCGCCCGTACATCAAGCCGAGCATTCTTTCCGTGCAGAAGCGCATACCACGATTTTTCGCAGAGGCCATGCGCCGCAACCTCGGAGGCTGAATGAAGGCGATCCTCGACGGCATCTGGACTCGGCTATCCGCTGCGACGGTCTACACGACGCTCGGAGGCCGCATCTACCTCAATCAAGGGCCGGCGGACGCTCTGCTCCCTCTGATGGTCTATCAGGCCGCGGAGGCGACGAGCGAGCGCCTGATGGGCGGGGTCGTGAAGTACACGCTCGAGGTCGAGTTCACGATCTTCTACGACAACGCCGGGAGCACGGCGATCCACACGATCGCCGACCAGCTGCGCACGGCGCTCTCCACTTCCGCGTCGGCGACGGGCTTCGACCGGATCACCTTCGTGCAGCTTGCCGGCGGGGTGCCTTCATTCTCCGACGACTCGTGGTCGATGGTAGAGCGGTACCGGGTCACGGCCTTCGACATCTGAGGTAACAAATGGCAATCGACACCTATGTGATCGGAAACGACGGGAATGTGACGCTTACCGCGGCTGACGAGGAGTTCAAGGTGCGCTCGTTTGCGGCGACCCTGTCGCGTCCGTCGAGCGACCTGACGGCGTTCGGCGATACTGGCAAGCGCCGTCGCGTTGGCCTTCTTGACCTGACCGGATCGCTGAACGCGGTCATCGGCGTGAACGCCGCAGGCGCGACGAATACCGCGAGCTTCTACAACTCGACGGCGACCGCTGCTCTTACGCTCACCATCTTCGACGGCACCGGAACGGCCGACGCTAAGATCGTCGCCAACTGCGTCTTCAACTCGTTTGCGTTCAACTCGGACAAGAACGGCGACGCGACGCTGACGGCGAACTTCGAGAACGCCGACGGCGTCGCTCCGGTCGTGACCTGGCTGATCTGAGATGAGCCTTGAGAGGGTTCAGCAAGTCGCGACTCCGCAAGCGGACGACTGGATCGTCACGCTCAAGCTTCGTTCCGGCGGCATAGTCACGCGACGCGTGACGCCCGGTCGGATCGACGCGGAGTTTGCGCTCCGATGCGCGCTGCGCGCTCAGGGAGTCAAGCCGCACGAGGTTTCCGACGCGGAGATCCGACGCGCCGGCGCGGCGCGCGTGGTCGTGCCGGTCGACGACGGCTTCGCTGATCTGATGAGGAGGGCTAAGAATGATTAGGATCGCACCGTGGGCCGTCGACCTGCTCGACGGCTCAAAGGCAACGCTCCGTCCGCTGACCGTCCGCGAGCGCATCGCCGTCGCCGACGACTACTCGGAGACGGAGGCGCGCCGCGCCGCTGCCGACGCAAAGGCGCTCGGCATGGCTCCGGCCGATGGTCTCAAGCACATCAGCGAAAGCCGCAGGAAGGCGCGCGTCGCCTCGGCGCTCATCATGGATTGCTTCACGCACGATGGCGCCATGCGCGTCCTGCGCGCCGCCAGCGATGACGCGGAGCGCATCGCCTCGATGATCGAGCCGAAAGACCTCTCGTACCTGGCGCTCGAGTGCCTCGGCATCGACACCGAGGCCGCGACGCAGGGCCAGCCGGGAAACGGCTGAGTCCCTCGGTGCCTGAGGTGCCGAGGGACTGGATCAAGGAGTCGCACATGATCGCTCGCGCAGCACCCGGACTCGGCAACCCGCTCGACCTGACGGTCGGAGAGTTCTCGCGTCATCTCGAGCTTGCGCTCCGCGGTGACGACGCGGAGTCCGGCGAGAACTGGATGCGCCGCTATGTCGAGGAGTCCGTGCGATGAAAGGCGGAGAGATCCACATCGCCGTCACGGCGCAGATGCAGGCCTTCGAGAAGTCGATGCAGGAGGTCGAGCAGCGCGCCCGTGGAGTCGGCGGCAAGTTCGCGGACAACTTTGCCGCAGGTGCCGAGAGCATGATGGGCAAGCTGACGAAGATGTTCGCCGGCCCGATGATCTTTGCCGGCATCGCGGACGGGATCGCCGATCTCCTGAAGAACGGCGGATCCGTGCAGCAGAAGGTCGAGGCGTTCCTCGATGGAATCCCTCTGCTCGGATCGTTTACGCGACTCGGCAAGGAGCTAGAGAAGACGCTATCCGGCGAGAGGCTCGATGTGCTCCAGAGTCAGGTCGGATACGAGGAGCAGGCGCTCGCGGACGCGGCGTTCCAGAACGCGCTCGCCGCCGAGAAAAAGCTCCTCGCAGAGCGGGACTCGCTCCAAGCGCAGCGCGAGAGCCTCGAGCTCCGGAAGATCGCTGACCCACTCCAGCGCGCCGAACTCGAGTACGCAAAGGAGATCGCGAAGATCGAGGAGGCGACGGCCGCGATGCAGGCGCAGGCCGAAGCCGGCATCATCGACAACATCGAGTTCAATGCATTCCTCAAGGTGCAGAACGAGAAGAAGAAGATCCTCGACCTCGAGCATCGCGAGAAGCTCGACAAGATCGACCTCGAGAACATCCGCGCGATGGAGCAGGCGATGGAGCTCGGCGAGAAGATCCGCAAGGAGAACGCGAAGACCGAGGAGGAGCGCTTCGAGGAGTCGAAGAAGAACTCCGAGAAGCTGGTCAACGCCTACTCGAAGCAGATGGATGAGATCCAGAAGCAGATGAAGCCGCTCGAGGATGCCGTCCGCGAGGTCGGCCGGGCGACGACCTCGTCGTCGACCGCTCTCGGCTCGTTCACGATCTCGAGTTACACCGACGCCGAGAAGAAGAAGATCGACTCCGAAAGCCTCAAGGAACTGAAGCGCCTGCGGCAGTCGATGGAGAATGTCGGCGCTAGCGGAGGGTTCCGCTGATGGCAGCAGATATCTACGAGCTTCAGGAGACGCGCACGCTCTCGCAGACGAGCGGCAAGGTCACCGGGTCGCGCAAGTTCGCGGTCTGGGACGACGGGTCTGCGATCACCCAGCCTGCGACGATCAAGGCGCTCTTCGGCGCTGGAACGCTTCCCGATGTCGGCGATGTGTTCCCAGGCGAGACGGATGTCTACGCGATCAGTTACGACATCCGGCACCTGCCGGACTCGCGCGGCGTCTGGGAGGTCTCGTTCAGTTACGAGAACACCGAGCCTGGCACGGTTCAGCCGCAGGAGCCAGGCTATGTAGACTTCTCGGTCGACTTCTCGAGCGAGTTCCGCGACACTTGGCGCGCGAACCCGAGCGTGGCAGCGGCCGGCACGGGATCTCCCAACAACGACGACATCGGCGGCGTGCCGATCGACTCCGGCGGCGAGCCTGTATCTGGTCTCGTCAACTTTGCGTCGGTTGTCATCGGCGAGACGGTGCTTTCCTCCAGCATTCAGGCGCGCCTCGTGACGATCGCGAACATGACTGGCAAGCGCAACAACAGCGTCTTCCAAGGCTTCGCGACGGGAACGCTCGTCTATCAGGGCGCGAGCGCGAACCGAATCGCGGTCGACAAGTACAGCCTGTCGCACAAGTTCGCATTTGACGCGCGCTTCCACATGATCCAGATGCCGGAGCGCGACCAGAATCGCGAGGTCATCTGCGTGCGTGACAACGCGGACATCCTGCGCGCGAAGAAGGTGCGTTGGGTGCAACCGTTCCCGCTGACCGGCAACTTCGGCACACTCTCGGAGAACTTCTGATGGCTGACGAGATCACCCTCACGCTCAAGATGGCAGTCCTCAAGGGATCGCTTGCGCATACCGAGAATCCCGGCGCGATCAGCGTCACGCTTTCCGGCAGCACCGCAATCGGAGGCGTGCAGACGATCGGCACGACGGCGGAAGTGATCATCATGAACGATGTCACCTCGCCTGGCTACGCTTACTTCCGCAACACCGGCACGACGAACTTCGTCGAGATCGGTACGGGCACGGGCGGATCGTTCGTGGGCTTTGCGAAGCTCAAGGCCGGAGAGGCCGCGCTCATCCGTCTCACGACGGCGACGCCGACCGCGCGCGCCGACACCGCGGCGGTCAACCTCCAGTACTACATCCTCGCAGACTGATGCAGCTCCCCCGCTTCACATCCGGCGAGGTCGGTCGCCTGACCTTCGCGCACCTGAACGACCTCTTTGCGCGTCTCGAGGCGCTCGAAGCGGCGGCAAGGAATCCGCTCGGCGGTGCCGGCATCCGAGGCCGATCCATCACCGCGAAGATCACGGGTCAGCCTGCTGGCGGCGTGTATACATGGGTCGAGGTACATCGCGACGGCGAAGCATGGGTCGACAAGCCGGACGGGCTTTCGTCGAAGGATCCGTCGCTCGATCCTCCGGACGACGACAAGGCGTTCCCGATCATCGGTGCGATCACCGAGCCGTATCCGATCCCGGTCGCGATCACGCCGCAGTACCGGAAGGACGGCTCTCTGTTCTACTCTCCTGCCTCGCCTGGCGAGGGAGGCGCGGCGTTCTACAAGATCATCCAATACTCGCCGATGGAGGAAAACAAGTCGTGGCAATACACGATGAAGAAGCAGATCGTCGAGCTTGAGAACAACACGCCTAAGTGGAAGAACGATCCAAACTCCGGAAATGTGGTCGGGCTGAACGGAGCAGAGAACAGAGCCGACACCGGATTCAACCAACAGACAAACGACCTCTTTGGAGTTGGTTGGGCTAGACCTCCCGGCGGTGTCGTGATTGCACGAAATCCGATCCAGCCTGGAATCATCGTCCACGCTCAGCCGATCAGCGGAACGAGCTACTACGGATTCCACGCCGGCAACGGCTACACGACGGTCTGCCTCTAGCCATGTTCATGCACTCATGCTGCTGCGAGCCGGGGAATCCCGCGATCTGCGATCCTTTCGAGGACGACTGCCCGAGCACCGTTCTCTGGGGGCCGCGAACGAAGTGCCAGGCGACGGTTGACTACACGGTTGTCTGTCCTCCTTGGTGCGCCAACGGAGTCGACATCGGGCCGATCGACCTCTACAAGCGCAGGAGCATAGAGATCGAGTTCGATCAATGCGTCCTCACTCGTGTCGTGCAGGGGAACACGCGATTCTTCCAAGGTCAAGGACGCGCAAGCGTAAAGGTCGAAGAGGCAGCTCAGATCGCGCGCGAGAAGTTTGAGGACTGCTTTGGCGGACAGACGATTCTTTTCTGCTCGCCGTATCAGGCTTCGTACAACCACGAAGTCGACATGAAGATCTTTCTGTATTGCGACTTCTCGCAGATCTTTGGAACCTTCGAGCAGTTCATCCAGAACCCGTGCGTCGAGCAGCCTCGACCTGACGATATCGGATATGTGGTCGCGATCGCCTCAAGCTGCTTCAAGATCGACAATGCGAGTCGGTTCTACAAGTCAATCCCGACTCCGTCATCTCAGCCTGGCATCTACGAGTGCACGGAGGAAGACGCATATCTGAATGCGCCGCGCAGCGGATGGGCTTGGTACGCGTACTACCGAAAGGGAGACTGCATCATTCGGCAGTCGACGCCGCTTGTCTGGAAGCGGTTCTATGGCGGATTCGCAAACTGGTCGGCGACCGGAACCTCAAATCCTGCGCCGTGCTTTGTGAATGGCGCGATCTTTAGCGCGACCGACAGCGACTTCGCCGTTCGCAAGACTGCAACCGGATGCGACTTCGACTGGGAGCGCAACCTGTCAGTTAGCGCGGTCATTCCCGGCACCTGTCAAAGAGCATCTGGCGCGACCTTCGGCGAGGTGCCGACCTGCGCGCAGGTTCTTTCAGGATCCTGCACGCAGATAAGCGTACAGATGGACATCCCGACGATCACATGAGCTGCAAGCACCACAACGGCAACGGATGCTCGCTCGGCCTCTACGGCGGTCGGCCGTCGCCAGGCGTCTGCGGGATGTGCGAGAAGTACGACGGGCCGGCGCGCGGAGCCGGAGACATCGTGCATCGCGTCGCCCGTGCGACCGGGATCGCGACCGTCGCAAAGGCCGTCGAGCGCGCGACCGGCAAGCCGTGCGGATGCGCGCAGCGGCGCGCCGCGCTCAACGCCGCGCTCCCGCTGCCCGATGAGAACACCGATGAGCGCGCTTCCTAATCCCGTCTTCCGCTCAGACCTCCGAGCTCGGAAGCTCGTGTCGGAGATCCCGACGACGACGGCGCGGTCGCTCTACCAATGCCCGTCAACGAAGACTTGCGAAATCAAGTCGATCGTCATCACGAACATCCACTCGGGCAGCACGACGGTGACCCTCTATCACCTCCGGCCGGGCGAGACGGTCGCGACGCGGAACGCGCTGTACTACGAGGTCACGGTCTCGAAGAACGCCGTGCTCCAAGACACCGGCCCGTACTACCTCGGGCCAGGCGACTCGCTCTGGATCCTCTGCTCGACCGGAAACCATGTGACCGTGACGCTCTACGGGATCGAGGAATAACAGATGGCACTTGTCTACGACGGATCGAACGGCCTCTTCACGCGCCTCGGGAAGATCATCTATCTGCTTGATCTTGTGCGCGGCTACCAGTCGACGATTGTCACCGAGATCGCCGACATAAAGGCCGAGTATTCAAGCGCAGACTCCTACATGGTCGCGGCGCTCGGCGAGGCTGAGGCGCAGGCGAAGAGCCTCGACCCGCTGCTCGCGTCGCTCCAGTCTGCCGCGGCGACGACGCTCATAGAGATGTGCTACGCGGAGGCAACCGCCGGCAACGCGAACGCGATGCTCGCGAAGTCGACGCGCGACGCGATCATCTGGCTAATCAAGCAGATGAAGACAAACTCCGAGACGATCAAGCGCAACACGGTCGGCAAGGGCACGCTCACGGTCGACGCAGGGAACAACGGAAACGGCACGGTCGTGGCGCTCGTCGAGACGCCGAACATCCTGCTCGGCAACTCGGCGAACTGGCCGAACATCCGCGCTGAGGTGCTCGACATCCGCTGCATCACGGACGCGCAGAACGGCGCGATCGCGCGCGGCGTCGAGATATTCCAGATCCGCGGCCAGCCTGCGTTCTCGACGCTCGACCGCCGCTATCCGGCTGGATCCGGTCGCGCGATCCAGGCGTCTGCGCTCTCCGCGAATGTAGACGCCGGGCCGCGATACCAGAACATCCTCACGAACTCCGACTTCGAGCAGATGACCTCGAATGTGCCGGAGTTCTTCACGGTCTCGAGCGGAACGGCCGGCACCGACTTCCTGACCGAGACGACGACCTTCTTCCGGGGCGCGACTTGCATCAAGGCCGCTGCGACGAGCACGACTTGGAAGCTGCGCCAGCAGCTCGGCACGGGCGCGGGAACGGTCGGCAAGCTCACGCCGGATCGCCCGTATGTGATCGCGTTCGCCGCCAAGAAGGATGCGAGCGCGACTGGCACATTCCGCGTCTCTGTGCAGGACGGCTCGGGCAATGTGATCGGCGGCGGCACCTTCGCGGCGACGGCGGCGCACGGCGCGCTCACGACTTCGTGGGCGCTTGTGACCGCGACGATCTTCGCGCCTCGCGTCATCCCGACCGAGACCTATCTCGTCGTCGAGACGACCGCCGGCGTCGCGACAGCCGCGATGTACATCGACGAGGTGATCGTCGCGGAGATGGTGCAGCTCGCGCCAGGCTCGCAGTACCTCGCGATCCTCAGCGGCAGCACGGACTACAACGCCGACGACAACTTCTCGTATACATTCACGAACACCGGAAACGGCGCATTCGCTGTCGCGCTCGATCGCCTGTTCGGGATGTACGATCTCGGCCTCTGCCTGCCTGACGCGACTGCCGGCGCAGAGACGATCGCCGACTCGCTCATCGCTTGAGGTGCTCGAGCAGGGAGTGCCGCGCCTGGGAGACGAGGACGCGCAGTTCGTCGTCGTCGCATAGGTCGAGCGTCAGCGTCAGCAGGTCATAGGATTCCCACGAGAGCGATGCGAGGCCGAACGATCGCGCGGCGTCGCGCCGGATCATTCCCGCCTGAATATTCACGGCTCTGATGGATACCAGAGCCTCGCGCGCTGCGACCTGTACGCGTACTGCGAGGAGTTTCTCCGGCAGATTCAAGGGAATTTTGTGTTGAATATTTGGTCTCCGGTCGATATGGTAGACCCCCATATTGCGGCACGATGCCGCAGAAGGAGACACCCATGCCAGAGATTCAGAGATTCGGGGAAAATCCCGAGCGGCTCGACCTGCTCACTCGCACCATCTGCAAGGGCGCGACGCCGGACGAGCTCGCGTTGTTCAGCGCCATCTGCGACCGGACGGGCCTTGATCCGTTCGCGCGCCAAATTTTTGCCGTGCGCCGCTGGGACTCGCGCGAGCGCCGCGAGGTCATGCAGACGCAAGTCTCGATCGACGGCTTCCGTCTCGTCGCGCAGAGGAGCGGCGAGTATCAGGGCCAGACGGATGTGCGCTGGGCCGACGCGTCTGGCGCTTGGCACGACCTCTGGACGAAGTCCGAGCCGCCGTTCGCGGCGCGCGTCGGAGTCTGGCGCGCCGGGTTCCGGGAGGCGCTCGTCGCGACGGCGCTCTGGAGCGAGTACTGTCCGCGCACGAAGGACGGCTCGCCGAGCGGGATGTGGTCGAGGATGCCGGCGCTAATGCTCGGCAAGTGCGCCGAGGCGCTGGCTCTGCGTCGCGCGTTCCCAGCCGAACTCTCCGGTCTGTACACGAGCGACGAGATGGCGCAGGCCTCGAGCGCCGCGCCTGAGGCCGCAGAATCGCCCGTGGAGGCGTTCGAGCCGCAGAAGGCCCGGAAGGCGCTCCCTGCGCCGAAGCGCGTCAGCGGGGCCGAGCGCGCCGCAGACGCGGTCGCCCTGATGGATCCGACGCCCGTCGCCAAGCGCGTCGAGGCCGTCGTGACTGTTCCAGAGGTCGAGGAGGTCGCGACGGCAGTCATCCTGCCGACCGCCAGCCTCGCGCACGCGTCCGGCAGCTGGTGGAAACTCGAGCAGCAGGGAGAGGTTTATCGCGTCTCGGAGGCGCTCGCTGGCGCGCTCGAGGCGCAGCAGGCATTCGGGGCTTCGGTCGTCTGCCGCATCCGCCGGATCCCCGGTCGCGCGAGCGTCATCGAGGAGATCCTCCGCGACGCGCGTCCCGAGGAGGTGCGAGCGTGACGCGGTTCGAGCTCCCCGGCTCCGAGTCGATCCGGAGCCAGATCGGGATCGTGCAGGAGGATCCGGAGGTCTTCCGGCCCTACCTGCTGACCGAGGCGCGCCGCGCGGCCGAGGTGCTCGCGGGAGACCGGGAGATCCCGGCTCCCGTGCGCCGGCTCCTCACGGTCGGCCTGGCGCTCGACCTGCGGCCCGGTCACCTGACGCCGTCGAAGAGTCATCTCGCCCAGTTCCTGCGGCACGACCGGAAGACGATCGCCTCGCGCGAGCTCCGCTGGGAGTCGGTCGATCCCGTGCTCCGCGCGCAGATCGTCGAGCGCGCAGTCCGGATGATCCTCCTTTGGCGCGCGACGGCGCGCAGATAGCACATCAGGGAGCGCTCCTGCACGGTGCAGGATTCT